CAGCCAAACACCCGCGCCGGCAAGTGAACGCAAGAAGGGCAGCAAGGCGAACCCGGCCGGCACATCTTCTACCAGATCAAAGGCAGGCGATATCGAGATCAGCAAAGCCGTCGAGCAAACTTTAAAAAACAAAATAGCCGACTTTAAAAAAAGCTACCCCAACCGCAAGGCGCCCAGCTTAGGGGCACTCAAGAAAGTTTTTCGCAGAGGTGCTGGCGCTTTCTCAACCAGCTTCAGGCCAACGATCGGCGGGGGAAGGCCCAACAGCCGGACAGCCTGGGCGATTGCTAGGGTAAATAAATTCTTAAAGATGGCAGGCGGTGGCGAGGTAAAGAAAAGCTATCGTGAAGCTGACGGCGATCTGCTTTAAAGAGTTAACAGAAAAAAGTAGTTGTGCGCACACTAGCCGCCCATACGATTAGGGCGTGGACGATATTACACCCGATACGGTTACAGTTTACTTTGATGACGGATCAATCAGCGTAATAGGGCGAATGATCAACGTAGGCCGCCCTTACAATCAAACTTATAACCTAGCGTCGATCGTAGGCACTGCTTATGGTCGTGAAAGTGCTGGCCTTGGTCAGATTTTATGGTGCTTTATCAGTGCCTTTGGAATCTTGTTTGGACTTGTATTATTCCAAAATAGCCCAGTTATGGGCGTTACCATTGCCTGCATGTCGGCCGCTATACTTTGGAAAATTGTTCGAGGATCTTGCCGCCCTTACGTTGAATTAAAGTTTGGTGGCTTAAACAACCAGATGCTGTTTATGAAGAAAGAGGAACAAGCCGCTCATTTGGCTTATGCCATTAACAAGGCAATCCTGGACATGCACACCCCGCCTGAACCTGGGCAACCCGTCTACAACCCAATCTTTCCAGAGCCTGAAAATCCCGTTTCTCAAAGACCCATCTTCAGCCGAAACTGATTTGACACCCGTTGGCCAGCATGGCCAACAAATTAAACGGCGTTTCTATTTTAACGGTTGGAGAGGCTAGGGGCCACAACCTAACGATCGACCAAACCTCCCTCGAGCAAGCGCTCAAAGTGGCGCAAAGCATGAAGCGGATCAAAGTGACCATGGGCCACGGGGCACCCGTCACTGGCATCCTTGGTTACATCGACAATTTTTCAATCAAAGGCGACCGCCTGCTGGGCGATCTAAACCTCTTCAATACTAACGAGGCGCAGTTTGTTGAGCAGCTGGCCCAAGTGCTGCCCGAAGGCTTTGGCATATCCCTCACCTTTAGCGGAGTGCCTGAGATCATGGGGGCGGAACGCTTTGCCCGAGTGACTGAGATCTATGATTGCTCAATCGTTTCTGAGCCTGCGGCTAACCCGGCTGGCATGTTCAGCGCCTTCTGCGCAGTTGACATGCAAAAACTTCAAATGAACGAAGCACCCGTCGAAGTTAAAAAGGAGCTGAGCGAGCCGACCGTAGAGGCCGCACCTGCATCCGCTCCTATCGTCGAAACCGCTCCTGCTCCCATCGAAGCAAAGGCCGCACTGGCCGAAATGCCCGAAGAGAAAAAGGACGAACAGAAGATGGCTGAGCCTACTCTGACCGACATCGCAGGCATGTTGAGCAAACTAATCGGCATGCTGACCCCCAAGACCGAAGAGGGCGAAGATGACGAGGAGATGACTTACAAAAAAGAAGAGATGTCCAAGGCCGACGACAAGACGGTGACCACTTTGGAAAAAGCCAAGGCCGACGCTGCTGGCGCAGTGGCGGTTCCCGCTGAATCGAGCCAACCGCTCGGCCGGGCAGAAATCCTCAATCAATTCAACGCGGAAAAGAATCCGACCCGTCGGTCGGAACTGCTCCGCAAACTCGGGTTGTAATCCAGCCCACTAGGAGAATACTAAAATGGCAAATACACTCGGAACAACGAATGCGAACGTAATCGCCCAACGTGCGTTGGAGATTTTGGTCGCGGACTATAGTTTTTTAAAAAATTCAGTCACCGATTTTTCGGCTGATGCAGCGAAATACAACGCGTCCGTATTTACGGCTCGCATCAGCGCCACGACCGCGCAGGACTATTCACAGTCCACCGGTTATGCGGCGACTGCTGTGACCCAGACGGATGTTCAAATAACTTTAAATAAATTCAAACACGTCAGCTACTCGGTCGATGATTCTGAGCGCACTAGCTCAAACATCAACTTGATCGAGCGCTTTGCCGGTTCTGCCGCGCATGCCCTCGGCTTGCAAATGGTGGGTGACTTGCTCGCGCTTGTTACTTCCAGCAGCTTCACCAGCGCCCTCACGGTCGCGTCGTCTGCCTTCAGCTACCGCTCGGTAGTGTCGGCCGGCATCACCCTCAACAATAACAACAGCCCGGTCAACGGCCGCTACGCTGTTCTTAACCCCAGCTTCTACGGTGCGCTCTTGAATGATACGACCGTCGTGGCCAATCCCCAGATCTCGGGCGACCTCGTTCGCACGGCTGGCATCGGCAACGTGGCCGGGTTCAACATTAACCAGTATAGCGCAGTGCCTTCCAACAGCATCACCCTGGGCGGATTCTTTGCCCAACAGGAAGCACTCTTGATCGCAGCCCGCGTTCCGGAAGTGCCGACGGGTGTGAGCATCCCCGGAGACATCTCTGTGGTGACTGAGCCTAGGACTGGCCTGTCGGTGCAGGTTCGCGAGTTCTACGACGTGGTGCTCGGCAAACTGCAACGCACCTACGCCTTAATCTATGGCGTGAAGGCCGGAGAAACCTCCAGCCTCGTACGTATCAACGGTAGCTAATTCACTCGGGGAGGGCGGTGGGCTGAAAGGCTCACCGCCCTTTCCACTTTAAGAAATCCTCATGTCTGAATTTACGGAATGCCTCAAAGAAAGTTTGGCCGCCCTTTACGAACAGACGGGCACGGCGGCGACCATCGGATCGACAAGCGTCACGGGCATTCTTTCCACGACTACACGCAAGGAAGCGGTTGAGCTGGGCGGGTTTGACCTAGATCTTAACAGCACTTTCACCATCGATATCACAGCGATTGCTACGGCCCCCACGATCGGCTCAGTCCTAGTGGCTAACTCAGTCAGTTTCCGCATCGTGACCCTAGATACTTCAATCGGCTCTTACGTCTTGGGCTTGCGAGAGTTTTAGCATGGCCACTCGAAATCCTAAAATTTCACTTTACCTGATCGCCGGCCATGAGGCCCAGTTTATCGACCGCTGCCTGAAGGCGTTTCAATTTTGTGATGAGATAGTCGTGTGCATGGCGCAGGGTGGCCGGCCTGATGACGGAACTAGGGCCATAGCAGAAAAGTCGGGGGCTAAAATAGTCGAGTATCACAACGCACCGGCCGCAGCGTCATGGCAACACATCGACAACTTTGCCGCCGCTAGGAACTGCGCATTGAATGCGTGTACTGGCGACTACGCATTCTGGGTGGATTGCGATGACTTGCCTCATAAAGACCTCAAAAACGCTCTTAAAAGGGCCGTAGAAGCCTTTGAACAGAATCCTAAGCTCGGCATCTATGCAGGCGTTTATAACGTTATAAACGCCAAATTAACCCCAGTAAGGGAAAGAATGGTTAAGCGGTTAGAGGATGGGCAATGGTCGGGCCGGTGGCACTACGCAGTGCACGAAGCGCTCCTACCACTGCCAGGCTATGAATCTGTCGGGGAGCAGCAGGTGTGGGTAGAGCATCACCCTGGCGGCTACAAGCCAAACAGCGCCGACCGCAATCTCCGAATCCTTCAGGGCCAGCTTAGTGAGGCGGGCAAGTATGCTTACTACTTTCAGCAGGAGCTTTTTCTGGGCAATAAGCGAAACGAGTCTCTGCCATGGTCGCACGTGGCCGCGATCTGGCCGGGGCAAGAGGCTACGCTGGCTTACGAAGCCGCCTGTAATGAGGCCACCGCAACTCAGGATCGCACCGTTAGGATTGGCCTATACCACAAGGCGCATCAGATGAATCCTGGGCGCAGGGAGGCGATTTACTTTTTAGCCAGGGAAGAAGCCAGCGTGGGCGCATGGCTACAGGCTTATCATTTATTAAAATCTG